TACGTGTAGTGCTTTTGATTTATTACATGCTGGTCATGTACAGATGTTGAAAGACGCAAGAGAAGAATGCGATTACTTAATTGTTGGATTACAAACCGATCCAACTATAGATAGACCAGAAACAAAAAACAAACCGATACAATCATTGGTAGAGAGAAGTATACAACTTAATGCTATAAAATATGTTGATGAGGTAATACCTTATCAGACGGAAGAAGATTTAGAAGATATACTAAACATGTATAATATATCAATTAGAATTATTGGAGAAGAATATCAAGGTAAGAATTTTACTGGTAAAGATATATGCGTTAAGAAACACATAAAGATAGTTTACAATAAAAGAGAACATAGGTTCTCCACCACTGATTTAAGAAAACGTATCTCTGCCCATAATATTATGGGTAATAATGTTAATCTAAAAAATAAAGATTAACTATATCTAAAATAATTATTGTTTGGATTTCTGTAATACAAACTAAACGTATCAGCACCATACATATGACAAAAAGATTGAGGTCTTTTATAGTTCGGTTTTGAAACTCCTCTATATCTGTATCTCACTTTTTTAGCATTTTTTTGTGCAGACACCATTTTAAAATACTTTAAATATTTAATTGGTATATTAGCCGCTATACAAGACCCTTGATATTTAAATGGGTCTACCATATGTTTAAGTAATAACGGATTAACGATCTTTTCAAATACTCTTTTTGATTTATTATATTTTTTTGTCATAATTATCCTCTCAATCTTGATTGTGAATCCATATACAAAGGACCAGTCCATTTAACATGGTAATTACCGTCAAGTACATTACCTCTAGCTCTGTTTAAAGCAGGAGCATTAAAACCAGCCGCTTTTAATATGTCACCTTTTTTAAAGTGTTTAAAATCTTCTTTTACTATAAAAGCAAAAACACCAGTATCTTGTACAATCTTAATGTACTTTTTACCAGGTCTTATAGATGTTTTACTATCCCAATTTGCGATTTCTTCTTTAGAATATTCAGAAACTTCGCCTGTTTTACTATTAGTAGTCCAAGAAACATAATCAGCTTTTGCACCAGCCATTAAATTCTTAACTCCTTCGTCTAATGATTTTGCGTTATTTACAACTAATGTCATTATTTTCCCTCCTTGTATAGTTCTTGTGAATAAAGCGATAGTATAAACATTGCAATTCCTAATAAACTTGCAACACCAGCGCCTAACCATTTGTCTGCTTCTACATGACCAACAGCGCTAATCATTGATAAAGTACCAACAACAGCACAAAATATTGTCATATATTCTGTTATTTTTTTCATAGTGTTTCCTTTTGTTTTTTTCATTTTATTGGTCCACTATACCAGATAAATATAGAAAAGTCAACAAAATAATGCTTCAAAATAGAAAAAAAATCACGATTTTACTGCTGTGTTCGCTTTTTGTTCTCGTTTCTTGTGTAAAAAATGTTAAGGATTGCAAAATTGTGCCGGATTACGAAAAAATTGTCGAATCAGCAAGTGAAAATGCAGAAAATTTAATGGAAACTGAGCTAAGGAATGCTCAAATAGCTTGTAAATATTAAGGATAAATATTTCTATGACTTATTGTATGAATTGTGGACATTCCTGTCATTGTGACAAGATTTGTTGGCAAAAATATGATGAAGGAGGCGATACTTTGTGTTGCAAACATTGTAGACATGAGGAAAACACTGAAAAAAATGAAAAAGAGGAATAATTATGAGTAAAATGAGAATATTTAAGTTTTGGAATGAAGCAGGAGACGAAAAAGAGAAAGAATCGATGAGTTTGAAAAAGGCAGTAATGTCAGTTCAAGGAGATTTTAAGGATCAGTTTATAGGAGTTGAATTTATCAGTAAAAAAGGTAAAAAAATTGAAACTACAATAAAATTACCTATAGGCAGAAAAATAAGAGAAGGAATATTAAAAGATAAACGAAGAGCAGCTGAAAAAGCGGCTAGAGAGGCTAGATAGTGCCAGCAGTAAGTAGAAAAGGTGATAGTTTAAGTACAGGACACATATGTGTCGGCACAACTATACTTGATACGCCTGGTCAATCTACTGTTAGAGCAAATAGTATCTTAATTGCGAGAGTGGGTGACCCTACAGTTCCCCACCCTTACCCGCCGGCGCCACCTTGTGCTGACCACGTTGCAAATGTTAATGTTGGTAGTTCAACGGTTTCAGTATGTGGTAGTCCTATTGCAAGAATTGGTGATAGTACAGACGATGGAGCTATGACTGCAGGCTCTGGTAATGTTTTTTCAGGTTAATCCTAATTAGCGTATAAATATATACGTAATGCCAAATTTTGATAGTAGCAACACAAACGATAGTAAAAGAGCAAATAGAATCTATAAAGACTTGGATTTGAATTTTGGTCGTAATCCTGTTACTAATGATGTTAACAAATTGAGTGATGTAGAGGCCGTTAAGAGAAGTGTTAGAAATTTAATACAAACTTCTCACTTTGAGAGACCTTTTCATCCAGAAATTGGTAGTGATGTTAGAAGAATGTTATTTGAACCAATGACACCTCTTACAGCGCTTAACTTACAAAGAAAGGTTAACGAAGTTCTTGATAATTTTGAGCCTAGAATTAAATTAGTACAAATTTTAGCTAGACCAGATATTGATAGAAATAGTTATCACTTAACAATCATGTTTTACGTTATAGGTTCAATGGAGCCGGTAACAGTAGAAACATTTTTAGAAAGATTAAGATAAAATGGCAAGTAATAAACTCGTAGTATCAGATTTTGACTTTGACAACATCAAAGCAAACTTAAAAACATTCTTACAAAATCAACCAGAATTTTCAGACTATAATTTTGAAGGATCAGGCTTTGCCGTTCTTTTAGATACATTAGCATACAATACACATTATCTTGGTTTCAATGCCAACATGTTTGTAAATGAATCTTATTTAGATTCTGCTGACATAAGAAAAAATGTAGTCGCATTAGCTAAAGCAATTGGTTATACACCATCAAGTGTTAAAGCGCCAATGGCTGAAGTAGATATTTTAGTTAACAACGCTTCAGGCTCAAGTATATTGATGAATAAAGGTACAACGTTTACAACTACAGTAGATGGAACAGGATATAACTTTCTTACTAACGAAGATATTACAATTACACCAGTAAATGGTGTTTACAAGTTTTCAGGAGTTAATTTATACGAAGGTACTTTAGTCACTTTCAAATATACAGTTGATAGTGCAGATACAGATCAAAAATTCCTAATAAAAAATTTAGAAGCTGATACTGCTACTTTAAAAGTAACAGTTCAAAGCTCTATATCAGATTCAACAACAAATACATACACACTAGCTACAGGTTTAAGAAATTTAGATAATACATCTAAAGTTTATTTCTTACAAGAAACAGATAATGGTAAATTTGAAGTTTACTTTGGCGATGGTGTTATTGGTAACAAATTAGAAGATGGCAATATAGTTATATTAGAATATATTGTCACAAACAAAGATGAGGCTAACGGAGCTTCTTCTTTTGAGTTAGGGTCAAACATTGGTGGTTTTACTAATGTGACTATAACAACAAAATCAAACGCTCAAGGCGGAGGCGAGGCTGAAACAAAAGAGTCTATTAGATTTAATGCGCCTTTACAATATACATCACAAGATAGAGCAGTCACAGCAACAGATTATGAATCAATTGTTAAGACTTTATATCCTAATGCATTATCAGTTAGTGCTTGGGGAGGAGAAGATGATGAAACGCCAGTTTATGGTGTGGTAAAAATTTCTATTAAGGCTGCTTCAGGTTCAACTCTAACAGAGGCAACTAAAGCGTCTATTGTTAAAGGTTTAATACCTTACAACGTAGCTTCAGTTAGACCTCAAATTATTGATCCAGAAACAACATCACTTGTACTATCAAGTGTTGCTAAGTACGATAAAAAAGGTACAAGTAAATCAGCAGACACTTTAAAGTCAGAAATAATAGAAGCGATAACAAATTACAATACAACTACTTTACAAAAGTTTGATGGTGTATTCAGATTTTCTAAATTAACAGGTTTAATAGATGATGTTGATACAAGTATATTATCTAACATCACAACTCTTAATATGAGAAAGAATTTTACACCTACTATTGCGTCTTCAACAAAATACGATATTTATTTTAGAAATGCAGTATACAATCCACATTCAGGTCATTCATCTGTTTTATCATCAACAGGTTTCAAAGTTTCAGGTAGTAATTACGAAATGTTTTTAGATGATGATAGTAATGGTAATGTTAGAAGATATTATCTAGTAAGTGGTGTTAAAACATATGCTAACAACACACAAGGTACTATTAATTACGAAACAGGTCAGGTAACTCTAAATTCATTGAACATAGCTTCTATATCTAATATAAGAAATGAATCATCTAACGTTATTGAGATTACAGTTAAGCCAAATTCAAACGATATTGTTCCTGTAAGAGATCAAATTATAGAAATAGACGTTGCAACGTCAAACATAACTGTAGAGGAAGATACATTTGTTGGTGGTTCATCTGAAGCTGGAGTAGGCTACAATACAACAACAAGTCATTAATAACAATGGCAAAGTTTGATAATAAAATATCCAATTTAATACCGACACAATTACCAGATTTTGTAGTTGATGATCACCCAAAATTTGTAGAATTTTTAAAAACTTACTACCAATTTATGGAAGCTGGTGAATTACAAGTCACTTCTATTGAAACTACAGACGGAATTAATTTAGAAAATCAAACAGGCGTAGAAAGCAATTTAGTATTAGATGGTGGATCACTTGGCGCTGAAAAAACACAATTAGACCTTAATGATAAAATATTATTAGAAGATAGTATCTATGGTAAATTTACATATAAAGAAACTATAACAGGACAAACTTCTAAAGCAACTGCTACTGTATTAGCTGAAGATTTAGATAATGGAAGATTATTCATAACATCACAAGACAAATTTATAATTGGAGAAGTTATTTTAGGAGAAACTTCTAATGCTCAAGCAGTTGTTAACAAATATAGACCTAATCCTGTTCAATCTATTCAACAATTAACAAATTTTAGGGATCCTGATAAAGTTATTTCTGATTTCTTAAATAATTTTAGGGACGAGTTTTTTAAAACTATTCCAGAAAATTTATCTTCAGGAATAAACAAAAGAAACTTAATTAAGAATATTAAATCATTATATAAATTAAAAGGCACACAAAAAGGTCACGAATTATTTTTTAGAATACTTTTTAACGATAACTCTCAAACATTTTATCCAAGAACACAAATGATGAAAGTATCAGACGGTTCTTGGAATACACAAACAGTTTTAAGAGTATTAGGTTCACAAGGCGATCCTTTA